GTTTGGAAAATCAAGTTACTCACATTAAGATTTATTTCATTTTGATGTTTAATTTCTACAATGAAATGATTGATAAGGTGGTGGCCTTCAGCACCAACAGCCATTAAATCTCCTGCAATATTTGTAAAGTCTCTGCCAGCTTTTCGATGTACAGTTGCTTTACCACCGCTATTAGAAGAACGTTCTAATAAGTCAGCTCGTTTGCCATGAGTCAACCATAAACTAAGCTCTTTGGCTATCTTATTTTCAAAAGCATTTCCTTTTGGTTTACTTTGGCCTGGTTTCATGTTAATCCTTTATTTTGGACTTTTTTAAGTTCAGTTTGTATATCAATGCCCAAATCGGTTATTAAATATTCAGATTTTACTGTATGTTTAATATTAAGACGTGTTAAGATATTAGATAAATCCTTTACGAAAGTGTGTAGATAAGGTAAAATAAGCAACTGCTTATTTTGTACTTTGGTATGACACGTCGATACATACCCTACAAAAAATGATTGTTGAATAGGTAAAGGTGATTGAGTAATACAAGTGGGTATGTGTTCTATACCTACTAATTGAGTAATTCTATCTGTGTCCCACATAGATAATAATGTAGCTATAAATTGTGTGCTATAAATAACTGGAGATGGGGATGTAAACATTCCAGACCAATGTTGGGAGTTTACATTTAATGAAAGATTTAATTGGTTAAGTAAAAAGTTTAACCGTTCTTCCATTAAAGGATATTTACTCGTCCCACGAATGATCATGAAAGATTCATCTTTACTAATTTTTCCAGTATGAATAATCATTCCCATCAGTTCGGCAATTACTTCATCAACAAAAATAGGCCAATTAATTTTAATTCTTGACCTATTCATTGCTGGAAACAGTGGTTGAGGGGTTAATATTTGCTGGTGGTGGGTAGGAATTTTTGCTCTATCAGTTCCCACTGGTCTATAACCTCTGAAGAAAGTTCATTACAAATTTGGATACGCGATTGGCGATCCACCTGTTTTAATTCTTCTGACAGTGATACACTGCTTTTATAAGCACTTTGGTTGATAATCCGCAAAATAGAATCTTTTGCACCAATAGATTCTAACCAAGTTATCATCGCCGCAATATCGTCAATTCCATATCCAAACAAAACTGGAAATTCACACTCGCGATAAGGGAGTCCCACTTTATTTTTTTTACACTTGGCTTTAACCATTGTACCATAAGTGCGAGTCTGTTTGAGGATTGTTTTTTCTAACTTTTTAATTTGTGCGAGCCAAACGATTTGACTCGCATAAAAATCCATTGCCCTACCTCCAGTCCTGGTGTGTTTTTCGCCAAACATTACACCAATTTTATCTCTTACTTGAGAAATAATCATTAAGTGTAAACGAGTTTGTTCCATATCTTTTACTAAACGCCTAAACAGCTCACCTATTAGTTTAGGTTTTGCTGCTCCATAAGTCCCTTTTGTAATATCCCGTTCTTTTTCAGCTTTATCAGAAAGTGAATCTAGTGAGTCAACGACATAAAGACATGGTTGTTCTGTTTTGGTTATTTTATTCAAAGTTTCTGTCAAATGATCAAACCAAGACTCAATTGTATAATCTTCTAAATCTTCTCCAGCAAATTCAATATCATTAGTTGGCATTCCTAATGCACTTGCATATTCGGTATCAAAAGCAGCCTCACCTTCCAAATAAATTATTTTTCCATCTGGATATATCAAATTAAAATTGCAGCAAGCTTCGATAGCAAGAAGTGTGTTGTGGCTAATAAAACCGTTACACCAAAACTTATGATCTTTTGGAATATGCACATCATACGCAATCGTATCTTCTTTTATTTTAGTAATGGATTTGATATGATCCATAAAGAATCCACTATTTGCTAAATCTTTATAAAAAGATAAATCAGCTCCGACACTTTCATACGGTTCATGTAAAGCAATAAATCTATTTAACAATTCCCAACTATCATACTCATATCGTTGGTAAACACTTTTTTCAAAATCAAATAGTCTTGATATTTCTACTTGGTTATGAGAGTCTACTAAATTTTTAAATTTACTATGATCTCTCGTCATTTTAGTGAGTAAGTTTGGAATGATGTTACCATGCCTATGTTCATTTTCAATCGGCAAATTGTGTATATCACTACCAATTAAATTAGCGTACCAATTTAGATTTTTCCCTGATATTTCTATCTGACACATATTTGTGCCTTTTAATTGTTGTGGTAGTTTTTTTCGATTACAAATAATCCCCATATTTAATAACATGAGTTGAATTTGTCTAGATAGTTTTTCATTACAAGTTTTATAGTAAAAAGTATTAGAACTTAGCCATGATGTTGTATCCATCAGCCCGCGAAGAAATTGTAATTGTGTGCTTAATGTTCCTGCTAAAATAGCATGTGGTATTGAATTAGTATCTGAGTATTGAATCAGAGTATTAACTACTGAAGTGTTATTTGTTTTATCTTTAACAATAAGATAAGTACCATCAACTTGAATTTCCGCTCCAAGAGTAATCAAATGGTAACTAATTACTTGTTTAGCCATTAAAGAGCTAACATAAACTATAAGATTATCATCTGTTGCCATAACTGGTAAATCAGTTACTATGCCTATTAGATATGCTAATGATGGGTGTATTTCATTCTTTCCATATTGGTGAGTTGATGCTGCAATAATGGCATAGTCATTTAATTTTAAACTATGGCCCCGTTTCATAACAGTTTCACAATCATCTGCCCAAATTGCAATTGGGTGATCTGCGGTTACTTCAATAATAAATCCAGAATTTGTTTCAACTCGATAATATTGAGATACTGGTTCTTTATAAAAGTGAGTTGTTGTATCTATATTTCCACGACTGACCATAACTTGTTGGTCATAAGATGATTCACCCATTGGATGCTTAGATTCTAAATTTTGTAGATCAACAAAACCATCTGGGGTAAGAATCATGGCCGAATTGACCACACATTTGCCAGCCGCTTTATCACCTACAATATTGCTCATTCTTCCTAGAGGCCATCCACCACCTAATACACAATCTAATAATGTGCAGCCGGACGGAATATACTCTAATCCTTCTTTTTTAACTTTAGCAAAATAAGCTCCATGTGCTTCTTCTTGATTCGTTTTAGTTTGACTAGCGGGTGGAATTAATTTAACAGGCTGACGTTCCATAATAATCTCCATTATTTAGAAATAATGAGGGCTATTTCTAGCCCTCTACTTACCTTACTTTTGATTACGCAAATTAGCCAATCGATTTTTCATCTCATTGACTTTGCTGGATGTAGTGGTTGGTGCTGGTGCAGATGGCTCAACTACCGCATTATCTACACCTTCATCAAAAGGGATGTCATCTTCAGCTTCTTCAGTGGGCTGTTGGGCAGCAGCCGATTGGCGCTGAGTTCTTTGAGTAGTTGTTCGTGGCGGCTTTAGACCTAATGCATTACAAATAGCTTCACAAAGTTCGGCATCAGACTCGTTTTGCTCTCTAACATCATAACCCTCGCCAATCAACTGTTCAAAAAGTTGATCTAATTGTCGAGAGTTAAATGCTTGTACAGATTCCCAAGTCAAAGTATTTAAGTTAAAGTTAGTTCTGGTTTTACCAGAACTACTGGCTTGAGGCTGCTGAGTGGGTGACTTAGCTGCTTTATTTTCTGGCTCTGTGGGTTGAGCACGACTGGCACCACCTTGGAACGCTTTGAGCTTTTGCTCATACGAGTGAAAAGTTAAACATTCTGGTAGTGGGTGTTGTTGAATAATATCCAGAATAGCATCTGTCATTTCCAACACACTAGATCGACGATCTAGTTTAATGCTATATTCAGTTCGATCTTTCACACCCGATTTAGTAATAATAACATCATAACCGTCATCAGGTGAGTCGATTGGGAGAGCTTCATTAGTCCGTGTATCATACGCTTGATTAGCGATTTCCTTATCTACAGTCCAAGGCATTGCCCACATCATAACACCATCACGGGGACGATCACGATCTATCAAGTAGACCAATACCCGTTTTTTGGAGTCTAATTTTTTTGCATATTCTTCATCACCCTCAGCTCTTGCTCGTTGCACTTCTTCCGTGATTGGATCAGCACCTTGCTTCATTTTGACCAAATCGAGGAACTGAGAATTATCGGGTCCAATACCATAATGAACATAAATGTCATATCCATAATGTTCCGCATCTACCCAAGTGGGCGGTAAAATACGAATAGTATTAGCTCCATCTTTGGGGCGCCAAATGGGTACATGATCTTTAAAAATAGATTCACGATCATTACCCCATTGTTCTGCCCGTTTACGTGTTGAAGAGCCTTCACGCGGTTTGTATTGAAACTTACTCATGATTTCACCTTAAAGTTATAGGCATTTAGCATGATTACGATGGCATTTTTGCCCAGATTTACGTGCTGTTCGCCTAAGTAATTGCTCTTAAAATCAACTGTTGTGTGATTTAACACAACAGTTACTATATCAGCCAAGAGCAAAAGCTAACGAGTATTTACTGCTTACCACCACGCACTCGTGCATCTGTTATTGCATGTCGTGCATGATTATACCTGGCTGTTTCGGCCAAGTGTTCAGCTCCCTCAATGGAACGATTGGAAAAATAACCTCCTATCCACAAACCGACAAGTTCTCGAAGCATATAACCACGGGATGTATATGCATCTTTTAGTGCTGCCAGTTTGTCACAATCGAGTTTCAACAGAAGTAAATCATTTTGAAGGTTTTTATATTGCTGATCTATCAGTACCGATTGTTTGATACGATCTTCTGTCATTTTAGTTCCAGAGTTATCAGCATCCCGACGATACTTTAAAGATAATTCAGCGTAAAGCTCCTCCAGTTTATTTTTTGCCGCATCTCGTAAATTGACTGCATGGGCATGGGCCTCTGAAGTCGTATGCAAAAAATCTGAATGTCTAGTTACTTCATTATCTAAATCATGCTTATCAATTTTTAAATGATTAACAAGATCAGTAATGATTTCTGAAAAGGTCGTATTGTTCATTCAGGGTTACTCAGTAATAAAGTTCCAATCGCCAATAAAATTGGTGCCATCTTTTCGGATGGGTTACAAGGCTTACTGAATGCATCCAATATTGCCAAATATTTGATGGCAGTTGCTTCTGATGTAGTGCTTATAAGAGCTTTTGCTACATAATTCACTACTAACAGTCGGATGCTTTCAGGCGCTTTGTTGTCCATCCTTTTGAGTAATGCCACTGCTTTTTTCCAAGTAGGCGCTACATTACCCGTTAGTAGCCGACATAGTTCAATGCTGTCAGCATCGCCTTCCGCTTCTTCCAATGCGGTTCGTACCTCATCCAAATTGGTACAGTGCCCACATAAATTAAGAGCTGTTAATGCATTTCGTGGTGAACCAAATGCATTTCGTGCAATTAAATCAATACCTTGTGGTGGTATGGGTAAATTTTCCAGTGATACAATGGCTTCTAACAAACTGCATAAATCACTGTGATTAACGGGTTTAAGATTAAACTGGGTACAACGACTTTGAATCGTGTTAGGTACTTTATCTGATTCTGTCGTACAAAATGCAAAATAGACATGAGCGGGTGGTTCTTCAACTACTTTTAATAAAGAGTTCCATGAAGCTTTTGATAGCATGTGACAATTATGCACTAAGCATGATTCTGCGTAGTACGAGGGATGTCCATCAATTTCAAGATCATACAATGTCACAAACCCTTGATTACGTTCTGAATCTCCAATAACACTTTTGAAAGATTCGTCATTATTTCCTCGTTGGTAAACCTCAACGTAGTCCACCCCAATTCCAACAGTTTTTGCTCTTTCTTTATATCTTTGTTGATATTCATTTTCAACCGATGTCCAATTCCATCTACTTCCACTACAATTTTGGATGTTGGGCAACCAAAAATCAAAATTAAACACAAACATTTGATTATTTAGATTTTTGGCCTTTATCCAACCTTGATCAGTAAAAAACAAATGATCACAAGAACAAATCATTGCTTTACCAGAATCTAAATGCACTTTAACAACTCTGTCCAAAGGGATCTTATTGGCAAATGTGTGCTTTACTTTGGCACTTCCCATCATGTTATAAACCGTATCTCCTGGTTTTATCAACTGAATGGGAATTTCCCCGTTTGGGGTATTGACTAATGTGTCTTTTGCAAAACATTCATCAAGAATGATGAATTTAATATCGGATTCACCCAAATTAGTGTATTGAAGATCACCAATCAGCGACCGCATAGTATCTACTCCATTAAATACCGCAGCATCTACTTCAATGATCCCTGTTTTATCAGTACCTAACGCTTTTCCAATGATTCGGCTTAGTGTGGTTTTACCCGTCCCAGCCGATCCTGTAAATAAAAAAGCGTGAGGCCAGTTATTTTTCCGTTTGTATTCTTGTAATGCCGATATAACATGCTCTTGACCCAATACCATGTCTAATTCGGTTGGACGGTATTGATTATGGTAATTACTCATGATATTTGCTCGGTTTGGGGTTACGGTTGGGTTGTACCTGAAGTTGACGGAATAACATGCGATTAAAGCCGTCAAATCGGCGATTTTAGCGCGTATTGAATATTTTTGGTAGTTGGGTAGTGGGTATCAATGTAAACGCCCCAAATCGAAGTTTTGGGGCGTTTCCAGACGCATCTTATTTTCGATAAATATCACGAAAATCAAACAATGCTTTTGGCACATTGTAGTATTCAGTAGAATCTACTGTTAAACTTTCTTCCATATTAAACCAGTCATATCCAATTTTAACTTCTACTGAAATGGGGATATTGAGCCAAGATAATTTTGGCCTGGTCATTTCCCTAATGATCTGATCAACTTGAAACTCAAGTTGATCTTCCGGTACATAGAATCCAATTTCATCATGCACATTCAATACAACAGTTAGACCTTTTTTATTTAATTCTACCATGGATAGCACACAAATATCGCTGGCTGAAGATTGAATGGGTGCATTAATAATGGCATTATGGGTTAAAGGCGCATGACGGCGACGCCCAAATAATGATTCAGTATAACCTAATTCATTATACCGATCTGATAACCAGCGTTGCCATTTACGAACGCCACTAAATTGATCCCAAAATTCTTCAAATAATTCTTGAGCTACTGATTCGGGTATTTTTAATCCCGCTGCAATGGATCGATATGACGCACCATAAAATGCTGGGAATACCCAAAGATTTTTTACTTTACTTCTAAAAGTTTTCATTGCGTTCTTGTTATCGAGATTTTGTGAACCATGAATGACTTTTGGATAAGCTTCGGCAATCTTTCTGGCCCATTCCATGTGTACGTCATAATTTTCCCAAAGAGCTTTACAAAAAACTGGGTCTTGACTGGCAACTCCAATTAATCGAGCTTCTATTTGCCCATAGTCGCAACATACTAAGACATGACCAGGCGGAGCTTTAATCATCCCTCTGGGCTCTTTACCCGTTTTGGATGGAAAATTTTGTAAATTAGGCGAATCTGAAGAGTTTGAAAGTGCGATGCCATTGCCAATAAAATTATGAGTATCTTCAACTCCTAAATCATAAACATCGACTAAATCATCTAACCATTCAATTTTAGTAATCTTATGGTTGTTTGGTATAGTTGTTTTGGTTATTGCTAATACTCTATCTCCAACATCAAGTTGGTCAGCGCGTTTATAGTTACCATCTATCATTCTAACAGGATGGTTACATGTTAAATCTATGTAACCTTTAGTTTTATTGCCTGTTCCAACCCAATGTATTCTCATAACTTTTTTAGTTCCAGTTTTTCCAGACCAAGTTACTCGACGTAAAACTACATTGAGATTATTATCAAATGTGTATGCATAATCTCCAGCTTTTACGTTTTCAACTGGAATGCCATCTGGGTGTAGAGAATGATCTCTAACAATTTCAACCATCGTTCCTTTGGCAACACATAATCTCCCTGTAACGGTTTCATACGGATTATACATGGTATGAATCCGGCCATCTGGCATGACATATTTAGGCATAGGTTCTAAATATGTACTGATTACTTTGGAGTGCCGACGCCATTTTAAAATGGATATAGATAATGTATCGGTAAGTTGACTTAATTGACCTTCATCGGTACTTAAAGATCCGGTTTCTGTTATCAAATCCTTTTCACGACCTAATACATATTTATATAATGCAATGGTAGCAGTGGGTGAGCCAATGTTGAAAGGAGCATTGAATGCTTGTTCATATTGATTGGCTTCTGGTAAGCTCCAAATAAGTTCTTCGATCTCAGTCAGTTTGGTTTGATGGTGGGTTAAAAGTTCAGTAGTGACTTCATCATTGTACACTACACCTCGCAATTGAATTTGGGTAAGCATGACCATCATATCAAGCAAGTCATTATAGACTTTTACTAATTTTTTATCTTGCTTGAGAGCTTGTAATAAAACTTTATATAATGCAAAAGTCCATTTAGAATCAAGTGCATTATAGGGCAGTATTTTTTCTAGTGGATAGCTCTCCATCCTAGTACGATCTAAATTGGAAACACTTTTCAACCAAAACCCAAAATAGGTCCGTATTAAAATATCTAAGTTGTGAGTTCCTCTCCGCTCGTCTAGTATGTATGCTATCCCTTGTGTATCTTGCCAATCTTTTTGTTTTAAAATATCTTGTCCATAAAAAAATGCTGACCATTCTAATTCAAATTTGGTCGAGTGTGCAATTTTAGGCTTTCCATTAGTTAAATACCCTGAAATTGCTTGATCAAGTATTTCTTTTTGTTGGGGTGTCCAAGCGTTTTTATACGCAACTGGAAAAGCGACACACCATTGATCTGTACCAATTGCGAGTGTTAAAATACGAGAGTCTGGTTTATAAGGTCGAAGATCATTAGTTTCATAGTCAAATGCAGTCATTGGTAGACTATTTGCTTTATCTATCCAACTTAAAACTTTATTGAGTTCCCTATTAGATTTTAGTCCTTCGGAATACATGATACCTGTCATGTATGTTGTTGGAGATACATAATTGGGTTTTGGTTGGGACGCATTATCAAAGACTCGTTTCATATCAGCCTCAAATAACCGATCATGCTCCGATTTATATTCTACACCTTGTTTGGAAGTTCGGCGATTACGGAGAATATAACTAGGATGATAAACACAATAACCCCAACATACATATCCATCTAAATTGACTGGGAAAAAGCGCCCACGCCATTTAGCAATTTCGGCTGATCGGTCTAGTTTTTCATCTTCAAATAGCCAATTAAGTGCTGTAGTGCCCAAAGCGACAATAATATTAGGTTGGGTTTGTTTAATATCTTTAATAATACTAGCACGACAACATGCTTGTTCTAATGCAGTTGGAGTTCTATTTGCGGGTGGGCGACTCCGTACCGTGTTATTTAACCGGTATTTATCTTTAAATGCATCAGGAATACAAGCAGCTAATACTTCTCCACTGGGTCCAATAAACGGTCGGTTTTCACGATCTTCCATTTCACCAGGAGCTTCCCCCATAAAATAAACCAAAGGATTTGGACTTCCCCATGCGGGCATATCAGGATTATAAGCCCCCGCTTTTTTTAATGGGCAAACCGTGCATTGTAATAGTTTGGCTGTATTAATTGGAATTTCTTTTGAGTTTTTACGGCCATTTGTAGTGCTTGCATCATCAAAGAAAAAGC